AAGATAGACCTTTATTTATTATTGCAGAAGACATTGAAGGAGAAGCACTCGCTGGTATAATCGTTAATAACGCAAGAGGTACTTTAAAATGTGCATGTATTAAAGCACCAGGATATGGTGATGATAAGCAGGTTATAATGGAAGACATCGCTTCACTAACAGGAGCAACTGTAATATCACCTAAAAAAGGTATGTCGATGGATAAGTTTGACCATACCTGGTTAGGAACAACACGAAGCCTAACTTGTGATAAGAAAGCAACAACAATTGTAGACGGCGGAGGAAGTAAAGAAGATATCGAAGGTAGAATTGAAGAGATAAAAACTCTTATAGATAATGCTGATTCTAATTATGACATTGAGAAAATGCAGGCTAGGCTAGGTAAACTTACAGGAGGTGTTGCAATCATGAGAATTGGTGCAGAATCTGAAATCGAACTTAAAGAAAAGAAAGATAGAGTTGAAGATGCTTTAGCTGCAACAAGAGCTGCTGTTGATGAAGGTATTGTACCTGGTGGTGGAATAGCACTTAGAAAAGCAATTGAAAATATAGATATAGAATGTGAAAACAATGATCAGAAATCAGGTGTCGAAATTGTATTGTCTGCATGCAAAGCTCCATTCAATCATATCATGCTAAATGCAGGCTTAAATTCCGATGTAATATGGAATAAATTAGATGGCTCAAATGGATATGATGCTAGAACAGATGAAGTAGTTGATATGATCGATGCAGGTATTATAGATCCAGCAAAAGTAACGAGAGTAGCACTAGAAAAAGCAGCGTCAATAGCAGGCACAATGCTTACAACTGAATGTTTAATAACATCTATAAAAGATGACAATAATCAACCAGCAAATCCAATGGCTGGAATGGGAATGTAATAATGGCAAAAAATTATAATAAAGGAAAAGTAATAGGTATGAATCAAACTCAACAACAACCAAAGCAAAACATAAATATCAATCCAAGTGACTTGGTGGACGTTTTATGTGAAAAGTGCGAATGTCAAACATTCACTCAGGTATTTTTATTTAAAAAACTATCAGCGGTGTTATCACCTACAGGAAAAGATACTATGGTGCCTCTTCAAACGTATAAATGTACAGAATGCGGCCACATGAATTCAGAATTCTTACCGAAAGATCAGCCTGGTGCCTAAGGTAGATAATATAAAACATCCCAATCATTACACTAAAGGGATAGAGATGTGGGAATATGCTCACTCTCAAGGCCTTGATTTTTTCGAAGGAAATATAATCAAGTATATTACAAGATGGCGTCACAAAAATGGTATGGAAGATTTATTAAAAGCAAAGCAATACCTAGATAAATTGATTGAAAATAATCGCTGAAAAATTTTTTTATCTCGGAAAAATTGCGTATATTAGTAGTATAATATGGAACTAAAAACACCAAAAGACTTGGCAATAAAAGCACGAAAAATGGGGAAGAAGACTATATCATATAGTCAACTCAACATGTATAAAGGCTGTCCTAAACAATGGAAGCTTACTTATCTAGATGGCATAAAAGAATTTACACCGAATATGTTCTTAGTATTCGGTACTGCAATGCATGAGGTACTACAAACATATCTGACAACAATGTATACTGATACGATCGTAAAGGCAGATTCTTTAGATCTACACAAAATGCTTTCAGATACTATGAAATCAGAATACCAACTTAGAGTAAAAGAATTTGACAATAAACACTTTAGTTCTACTGAGGAAATGTCAGATTTTTATTCAGACGGTGTAGAAATTATAGACTATTTTATAAAAAAGCGTGGAGCTTACTTCAATAAAAAATACACGGAATTACTAGGTGTAGAAATACCTATACTTTGCGAAGTCGACGGCAACGACAAGCTTATGGTAATGGGATTTGCAGACATAGTTATGAAGGAAGGTGATCGAATAAAGATATATGATATAAAAACTTCTATATATGGTTGGAAGGCTAAGAAAAAGAAAAACGAAGGTGATCAGTTAAGAATATACAAACAGTACTTTTCAAAACAATATGATGTACCTGAATCAAATATAGATTTAGAATACTTTATAGTTAAACGAAAGCTATATCAAAATTGCGACTTTCCTCAAAAACGAATACAGATATATAACCCACCAGCAGGCAAGCCTTCAATGAATAAGACAAAAAAGTTAATGGAATCTTTCATTGCTAACTCTTTTACAGATGACGGCAAGCGAAACAAGGATGGTAATTATCCAGCGTATAGAACAGGATGTACATATTGTGCATTTAAAACTAGACATGATTTGTGTAATCCTAAAGAAAGAACAAACCCATGAGACTATCAAGCTATGTAGGAAATACACCTCTTATACCAATTGAGTTTGCAGGCTTAACTGTATGGGGCAAGTGTGAATTCATGAATCCAGGTGGCAGTGTTAAAGATAGGATGGCAACATACATAATTGATAATGCAGAAAGAAAAGGTTTGATAAAGCGAGGAGACACACTAGTCGAAGCAACATCAGGCAATACTGGTATTTCATTTGCAATGTTAGCAGCAGAAAGAGGTTATAAGATCTATATAGTTATGCCATCAAACATGTCTGATGAAAGAAAGCAGATGTTAAAGTTTTATGGTGCAAGGTTAGTAGAAGTCGATGCAGGTGATTTTGATGAAGCGATAAGAGTAAGAGATGAAATGTCTGAAAAATTAGGATATTTCAATTGCAATCAATTCCACAACTCATTAAATATCGAAGCTCACTATAAAAACACAGGGCCAGAAATAAACAGTCAATTTAGAAAGCATAATTCAGAAGAACATATCTGGCCAGAAGCATTTATTGCAGGAACAGGTACAGGTGGAACTATTATGGGAGCTGGAAGATATTTGCAAACTAAGTTTCCAGGTATGAAGCTGATAGCTGTTGAGCCAGAAGAAAGTGCAGTCATGAGTGGATACGAACCAGGTTTACATGGTATACAGGGAATAGGAGACGGAAGCAAATTCTTAGTCGAAATGAATAGAATAGAAGAAGTCCGGACAGTTCATACAGTGTGTGCTAAAAAAATAGCAAGACACATGGCTTTGAGGCATGGCTTATTTATTGGGATATCAGCAGGAGCAAATGTAAAAGCTTCATTCGAATGGATGCGAGATAATAATGCTAAAAATGTAATAACAATCCTTTGCGATAGAGGAGAAAGATATTTGAGTTGTCTATGAAGATAGGAATTGTAGGAAGCAGAGAATATCAGAATTTTAGAAAAGTTAAAGACACAGTCTTTAAACTTAAGAATAAATTCAAAGACGACCTCGTAATAGTTTCAGGAGGCTGTCTGGACGGTGCAGATAGATTTGCAAAAAAGTTTGCAATAGAATTAGGTTGCACATATATGGAGTTTAACCCTGCACACACACCTAAGAATCTTTATTCTGCATTGCACGAAAACTACTATGGAAAAATGTATCAGCCTAAGAATTTCTTCCATAGAAATAAAATGCTAGCCAACTATGTTGATTGTATAATTGCATTCATACCTCAAGACGGCGCAGCGAGTGGAACAACAAACACTATAAACGAGGCAAAAAAAATGAAAAAAAAGATCGTAATTATCTCATAAAAAATATATAAGTATATATTTATATATTGAACAAGGAGAAAAGTTATGAGCAAACAAAAATTAACATCGGTTAAAGTAGATGAGTTATCTTGGAATGATTTTAAGAAATTATCAATAGACGAGAATATAACATTCAGACAACTTGTGAGCTTTTCAATCGATGAATTCGTTAACAACAAAAGTTTTAGAAAAACAATAAAAAAGGTTATAAAAAATGGCAAAAAAGAAAATACTACTATTATCAGATGATCTAAGAATCCATTCAGGTATAGGAACAATGTCAAATTCATTTGTGATGGGTACAATGCACAAATATGATTGGGTACAGATGGCTGGTGCAATACAACACCCAGAAATCGGAAAGATTGCTGACTTAAGCGAAGAAGTAAAGAAATTTACTGGAGTAGAAGATGCAAGCTTAAAACTATACCCTGTAAATGGTTATGGTGATCAACAAACACTACGTCATGTAATTAAAGTGGAAAAACCAGATGCAATCATGCACTTTACAGATCCAAGATTCTGGGGATGGTTATACCAAATGGAACATGAAATTAGACAGGAAGTTCCTATTATGTATTATAATATATGGGACGATCTTCCATTCCCACATTGGAATGAAAACGCATATGAATCTTGCGATGCTCTTATGGCAATTTCAAAGCAGACATATAATATAAACAAGCATGTTTGTAAAAGAAAGCCTCGTATAGAAGGTAAAGATTTATTTTATGTACCTCATGGAATAAATGAAAACCAATTCACACCAGTTGATTCAGAATCTGAAGAATTTACAAAATTCAAAAGCGATGTATTTAAAGGAAAGCAATTTGATTATGTTTTATTTTTCAACAGTAGAAATATAAGAAGGAAAGGTATATCAGATATATTAAGTGCTTACGCATTATTTACAAAAGATATGCCACCTGAAGAGACAAGCAAAATTGCACTTTTACTTCACACAGATCCTATTGATGAAAATGGTACTGATCTACCTGCGGTTGCTAAAATAATTACACCTAAGCGAAATGTTATATTTAGCAATAACAAAGTACCAGCAACTGCTTTAAACTACCTGTACAATATGTCTGATGTAGTATTGCAGCCATCTTCAGCAGAAGGCTTTGGATTATCTCATATGGAAGCGTTAATGGCTGGTAAGCCAACTATAGCTACAGTCGTAGGAGGTCTACAAGATCAAATGGGATTCAAGATAAAAGGCAGAGATATAAATGTTACTGACTTTACAGAAGAAAAGCCTAGTAATAGTACAAAGTTAATATCTGAAGAACATGG